CTTCAACAAACAATTCAACCTTTCTTGTAACACAGTGGAATAATTGGTGGTAGTATTATTAGAAGCGAGACATTGTTACAAGCATATCCAATCTCACGAATATGTCTCGACGGGTTTTCTAGATCTTGTGTTTAAGGAGCACGTCTTCGCATAGCACTCCATCCTAAGAGCTCAATCTGATCCCATATCAACAGATTCATCGCTCACACCCACATTATTATTGATAGCATTTATGAGGTTCCAATACGATAATAAGCGGGGGGTTATAATAGATTTCTCAATTTGGTAGCGTTGAGAAATACATTCGATTAAACCATTTCTGATCTTGTCAAATGTGGCTTCATCACACGAAAAAGTTAATTCCCGTAGTGCTGAAGCAGCGGTAGAAATAATTTGTTCAGAGGGAGGAACAAATTCAGAAGGGATTGTCCACATAAGTGATTTGAGAACAGAGCTAATATCCAATGGAGCAACAATACGTCCAAAGTCATCCTTGTATATAAATTTTCTCTTAAGGAATGACATTGTGTCTTTAGTAACAAAAATGGATAATGTACCATCTTTGGCAGCAGAAGTATATTCCATAGCATAATGTTCAGAAACAAATTTAGCATATGTAATATTATTGAATATTGTCGCGAACTCCGGTTTGACAGCGTTCAAAACATCATCTCCATAGACTCTGATGCAATTGTTTTCGAAGAATGGAACAAATTTATGATGTGTCTTCAGAGTGATAAAATACCACGCATACATCATAAGAATTAATCCTTTTATACCATTGTCTTCAGCAGTTCCATACTTTCCAGAGGGTTGAAAACCAGGCGAACAGAAAACATCTGCATTCATATCAACTACTGGGAATAAGGAGTCAGTCAATAAAGAAGAAACTATTTTGAGAGAACTACCATTATATCCCATCTGTTCACAAACCCTATAGATCACATCACATGCAGTACGACTTATATCAAAAGGCATAGATTGATCATATTTACCATAATCACCTTCCATGATACATTCTGAGAATTCAGATAGCACCTTATAGACTTTATCAGCCTCAGTGTGCATGTCTATTCCTACACAAGTGCAGAAATCATC